AATGAAAAAGTTTGTCCAGGTCCTTTTAAAATTTCAGCTTGAGCTTTCACAGATTCCTGTAAAAATTTAGTTCCTTCATTAGAAATTGCGAATTGATTGTTCAATGTTTGTTGAAATGATATCGTTTGAGCTATAAGTGTATTTGCGGCACCTAATTGTTCTTTAGCAACATTAACTAATTCTTTCTGTGGGTCTAAAGTTTGTTGTTGTAATTTTATCCTATCTAAATCTCCTTGTTGTAATTCATTCAAAGCCTTTTCAACCGCAACACCTTTATCATCAGTAAACTTAACAGTATAGTCACCTTTAGATTTATTGAACTCTGCCAAATTTGCTAACATCATTTTTTGGTCTTCGTCAACATCTAATTTTAAACCACTAAAATCAATCTCACCCATTTTCTTTTCAATCTTAGCAGATTCAATAGCCATTTTTTCAAATTCTACTCTATCTATACCTAACGCATCTGAAACTTCTTTCAATTGTCTTCTTGCTTCAGGCATTATTTGAAATTTACCAGTTTTTTCATCAAAGGATGTAAAAGTTTTAGAAAGTTCGGATAGTTGGTTCTGTAATTCAGGAACATTATTCTGTGCCAAGTCCATTAACTTCAATGGGTCTAATAAAGCTCCTGATGTTGCACCCAATCTTTGTAAAGTTGACGCAACATCTATAGCCGCTTCAGGTGAAAATAATTTTTCAGCAAGTTGTAAAGTTGAACCCATGTCAACTCTCATTGCTGCGGCCTTAGCCGCCATTTTAGCCATACCTTCAACACCTGTTCCAAAACCAAACCTGTTCATCTTATCCAAGTTTGCAACAACCATACTTGAAACTGTTTGAGCGTTAACACCTAAACTGTTAGCAGTATTATAAACCACTTTCATTTCATCACTAATATGAGCAGTTTCCATACCGGCATTTCTAAATCCTTTTTCTAATTCTTTAACTGAAACTCCTGAAACTTGTGAAACCGCAAATAGTTTTTCAATATTTTCTGTACTTAAAACAATTGTTCTATTGGTAGCTTCAATAAATTCTTTTTGTAACCTGTTGATGTCTTCTTGTTTTCCACCCATCAACGCCACTTCAGTTACCGCTCTTCCTAATTCTTGTTTTAATAATTGTGAGTATTGGGCGGTAACCCCCATACTTTTAACAAGTGTGGACATATTTTTGTCCATAGTTGCTAAATTTTCACCAGAATTTTGTATTGAACTCCGAATTGCATCGGAAACTTGTAAAACATCAGTAGCCGCTAAAAGAATATCTTTATAACCTTGTTTTTGTAACTCTAAATTTGGGTCATTACCATCTGTATAAAATAACATAAAGTGTTTTTTTTAATAAATAACTTAACTTTCAGTTTTAGAATTTAAATTAAGTAATTTATTTATTAAAAACTTCCTTTGAAAGGTAGGGATTTTTTGGAAATCCGAATACGACATATTCACTTGTCTTGACAAGTATATGTATTCGTCTAAAAGATATTCTAAATAATCAGAAGAAAGGACGAAAAAATTCAGCCCCAAAGGTAATACGTGCAAGTACCTTTTTTCCTGATGGGGCTATAACTTCTTGTGATAAATTTAATCCTGGTGAATTTTCCTGAATGAACTTTGTGATGTATTTGGAGTCCATAATCGGCATCTTGTCAATAAATTTAGAAATTTCACCTTTATCTGTATTTCCATCAATTGATACGATTTGTTTTAACAATCTCCAAGTAACAACTGGAACTGTCATACCTTTAGGATAACTTTCTTCACGTTCATTTAATTCTTTAATATCACCAAAGTTAAGAATTTTTAATTTTACAGTTTTGTTTGATTTTGGAAGTATTGTTTCAAAATGTCCGTTTTCATCAGGTTCTGAAACAGGTTTGTTAAAATTTATTTCATCCAAAATAACACTTGTTTCAAATTGTTTACCAGTTTCAGGGTCAATTAAACTCAATTTATATTCAGGAGTAAATGAAGTATTTCTTAAAAAAACTAAAATGGCTTGGATATCCCCATCTAACATTTCTTCTATTTTCATGTCAGGTTCATATAGTTTAGCTCTAACTAAATTATATATGATTTGGTCACCACCAATATTATTAACACTAGCTAAAATATTTTCATCAGCAGCAGTTAAATAACCAACTTTAACTGATTTTTTCTTATTTTTATAAAATTTACCCTGACTTGGTAATTGAATTACGTCGTGAGGTAAATTAAAATTCATTTGATTTACACTATTGTCTTCCATAGTTTTTGTTTATAAAATAGTTGACTTTTATATCTATGTAAATAAAAAACCCACATTTCTGTGGGTCTTAATATTAAGTTTGTAATAATATTAGTAAAGTAATACACAATAGTCAGGACGAAGAGTAATTGTAATGTCAGCCAAAGCATCGTCACTATAACCTAATGAACCAAAGTCAGCGTCAGTAATAAAACACTGAATCAAAGACCACTTTTCAATTACAACACCTGTTGGGTCCAACATTTCAAGTTCCACGTCTTTTTTGTAACCAGCCGCATAACCCATACGTCCTGTAACTTCTTCTGCGTGTAATCTAACCCACTCCATCATTGCTTGAGCTGCGGAAGGTCCGATTGGGTCAAGAAGTTTAACCTGAATAGTATTCCATTCATACATACCCGCAACATATCTTTTGGTATTCAAAAATGGAATATCATTTGATTTAATAGTAATTTTAGGTCTTGAAGCGGTTTGAACAAACCACTCATTAATTCCTAACGAATCAGGAAACCTTAAAATGAACCTGTTCTTTTTCTTGGGTTCATATGGAAAAGGCATTTTGGTTAACAAATCAGCCATATTTTTTTCTTTTTAAATTTCTTTTATTTTATTATAAATAGTATCAATTAAATATTTTTCTATTTACTTTGAACTTTTTTTCAGTCAAACTTGCTATAAGTCCAGTTTATAAATATTAATATAATTTCTTTTCACCTCCATGTGTTGAAATTGTTTGAATGATATTTTCTGGGTCTTTTGATAATTCATGTTTCACTTTCTCTAAATTTCTTAAATCATCATCAGAAAATCCTATTTTTGGTATAAATCTGTTAGAAATATCGTCTTTAAACAAAATCGGTTTATTAAGTTGTCCGGCAATGTATTTTACATAACGTTGAAACTCTCTTAAAGCATCAACCTTACCTTTTTCAGGACTTTGGGCCGACCCCGCTCCAAATGTTACGGGATAATATTTGTTCATGTCCATATAAGCATCAATCAATTCTGCATCTGACATGTCTTCTTCATTAGCAAAACTTCTAAACTTTCTTAAATTTTTCACCAATTCTTTTTTAGAAATCCCTTTGAAATTGGTTTCAATCATATTTTCAATTGCTCTTCTAACCGAAAGTGGTGAATGACCACGAGCGGTAACAATAGAAAAAATAGAACCCCCATTAACCGCTTCAACAAAGTCGTCCCATGCTGGACCTTCTTTAGCCATCATTGCGTCAATAATGAACCTCTTATCCCCCTTAGTCCCAAAGAATCTGAATGGGTCTTCCGCAAATCCTACAATAGTTTTACCTTTATATTCAAAAGGTTCAACACCAAGTTTGATTCGATATTCCGCAAAATCTTCAGTGGACATACCAACTTCTTCACCATTTTCATCTTGTAAAATAATTTTGGTTGGCATTGTTAAGATATTATCATCCCAATCGAAAGCATAATATTTCAATTCAGGCGTTACTTCTTCTTTAAAATTTTCAACTAAATAAAACTTCATACCTATAAATATTCAGAAAATAAAAAACCCCCACATTTCTGTGAGGGTCTTTTTAATTATTGTTTTATTAGATATTTTCGAATGACGCTCCTGTTGGAGTGATTAAGAATTCGATATCTATAAATTCAAGAGCTTTAGTTGGTTTGATGTAAATCTTACCTACTAATTGGTTTGCATCTAAATCTTCAGGTGTGTTTTGAACTGTAACACGGAAGTCATACAAACCTCTATCTCTACGAATAGAATCTAATATTGGGTTAACTGAATCTAAGAACTGTTGTCTAACCAAATTATCGTTTTGTTCAAACAACAATCTTACAGCTACCGCTGAAATCAACTTACGAGCTTGTAACAACAATCTTCTTACGTTAATTCTGTCAAGAGCCGACTCTCTAATTTGAAGTGTTTTATTACCCCAAATAACAGTTCCAACATCGTTGAAAGTTGCAATTGGGTTAATTCTACCTTTGTAAAGAGTGTCTCTATCTTCTTGAGTTAATCTCTTACGTGCTCTGATAGCGTTTACAATACCTCTTGTGTAACCCGCAGTTGCGAACCATGGGAATGCTATATTATCAGTTAATGCCAAGTTACGAGTAACTTCAGCAGTTGCTGGAATATAGATTTGTGTGTTGTTTACTGTGTCACGAGTAAGAACCCATGGGTAGTAAGTCGCTGTGTAGTTAGAATCAATTCCTGTGTTTTCCAAGTTATCAACCGCCTCTTGTGGGTAAATTAAGTTATCCATAGAAGTTGAGTTTTGTAACAAGTTAAAGTCAGGTGTTGTACAGATGTAGATAGAATCTGCTCTGTCGTTTTCTACAATTCCTATTGTCGCTTCAACTAATGCATTGTTATTAACATAATCAACACCAGGTGTTACAAGTACATTTATATTTGTAACTTCAGGATTTGCAAATGATTGTGCTCCTAATAAGTATGCATAATAGTCAGTATTTGCATAATCAACAGTGTTGTCACCAACAGTGATTTGTTTAAATGCTCCCCATCCTGTTGAGTCAGTATATGGTGCACATGGTGAAGCACCTTGTTTATAACCAGTATTACCCAATTGGAATCTGTCAGCATTAGTTCTGTATTCTCTGTATATATCCCATCCGTCAAATCCACCTTGAACTAATAAAGTAAACTTACGAGAATATAAGAAGTAGTAAGGATTTGTTTGTGATGTGGGTTCAGAACTAAATGAACCAGCTCCACAATCAAACGCTGTTTGTCCGCTATTTAGGTAAGCGTTTGCTATAGTTATAGCGGTAGCCCCTGAATCCATGTGGAATCCTCTTGTAACATTTGGCCAATACACATGTGAAGGTTCTGTACAAGTTGCAGTAGTAGGATTTGGCATTCCTTTATATTGGAAAAAGTCGGGGTCATAACCTGGCGAATCCGAAGAAAATGCAACCGCCGATGAAATACCTAAATAAGTTCTTCTGATATTATCACCTGAACTTGACACACTGTTAGAACCACTAGCAGTTGTTCCAAATGGTGGGTTATAGATTACTTCACCTGGATAATCATATTTAGTTTTGTAAACTTGGAAAGGTGATTTACCACCAGTATAGGTTCTTGTAACAAAACCCTCAAATCCACAAGGTAATGCATCTACAGGTGCCTCATCGTTAACTTCAACAAAAATATACTTTGACATTACTGCATATTCACCGTCAGATGAACCTATTTTTTTAGCCACAAAGTTATTTTCGGATGGGTCCATACTACAATTTGTGAATTTTTCTAAAACAACAGGATTAGCATCTGTATCAAAGAAATCACGAACAATAAGGTCAAACGTTCCATTGTTAAATGAAATATTTGCTATAGAAATTTTTATTTCAGTATTAGCGTCGTTACCATCCGCAATTGTATAAACCTTGAATAATCTATAAACTAAATTACCTCTTAATTCAGAAACTAACCACGGTGATTCCGGAGTTTGATATCTTTCCAAATAGTATGCGATTGAAGAAATATCATTGTTTCTAGCTTCAGGTAAAGAAATTAATGAACAATTTAATCCTCTAATAAATCCTTTATTATAACCATAGTTTAATAATGTTGGGTATCTTTCTTCAACAAACAAAGGAACTTCAGTTCTATCTTTCGCAAAGTTTTCAACACCAAATACTTTCGATATGTAATTTGCGTTTGATGACTGGAATGAAGTTTCAAATTGGAAAGTTGAATTTTCATATGTGATACCCGATACTAAGAAAGTACTAAATGGATTTGTTGTTACACCAGAATAAGCTCCTGTACAAACCATTTGTACGTCGGTTGTTCCAGTAACTTGATAATCAGGTCCATGTTGATTTGCCGAATAATTAGTGATACCTCTTGAACGTAGAGTTGCAACAACTAAATCGTTATAACCTGAATAAGTTAAACCTGAAAAATTATAAATGTTACCTGTTATTGTACCACTATAAGCACCTGTTACAGTGTTTCCTGTCATCAATCCAATATTACTATAGAAAGAATATCCATTGTAATTCTCACCATTTGTTGGAGGCGTAAACGTTGCGTAATACCAAACATCATTAACATCTGAACAATAATTAATACTTGATGTACTTATTGAATCAACACCAAATACATTAGTTGACGCTGAGTATCCGTTTGCAATATTTACAGTAACTTGGTTACCTGATACCGCCCCAAAATAATATATTGAAGAAGCAGATGTTGATGGTGTTGAAATTGCACCATATATCAAACTTTGTAAATTTGAATAGATAGTTGACGAACCACCACTATATGTTGTATATGGTGTTGTCGGATTAACAATTCCTGCAGGTAAACCTGAAATTGTTACAGTTGATGTTGAAGCGGTCGTTCCAACCCAAGTTGCAGTAAATGTAGTTGGTGAACCTGTTAGTGCAACAGTATTACAATCAACATTAGCGACAGTTGTAATTGTCCATGATGGACCCGCATCATAACCTGATAATCCTAAAATTCTTGTGACAAACAATTGGTTAGATTGTTGTAAGTATGATTTAGCAATGTATGCTGCTTCATATTTTGGGATTTGTGTGTTCACAAATTTTTCAGGAGTTGTTCCACCAAAGTAAGTTTCAAACTCTCCATAACTTGTTATGAAGATAGGTTCAAATGCAGGTCCTTTTAAAGTTTCCCCCGCAATACCTAAAGTGGTAATCCCGACACTCTGTGAAACAAACGATAAATCTCTTTCTGACGTATATACACCAGGTGAGACGAAAACTTTGTTTGAAGTTGCCATTTTTATTTTAAATGTTTTTAAAAATTTATTTTATTGATAAATATTGTCTTTTTAGTCAAAAACTAATGGAATAATTAACTATTTATCAATCAGTAGGAATAAATTCTACCTTTTTTCTACCTTGAAAATTAAGAACATTAAAATATCACCCGAAAGTCACGAAATACTAAAAAACTACTGTATTAAACATGGATACAAAATTCATAAGTTTTTAGAAAACTTAATAGTTGAAACATGTAAAGAAAAAAAAGATATCTACGGTGAAAATTAAAGTAGATTTGAAACCATAGATATTGAAGCAACTCCAGCATTAGTTTTGACAATATTAAGTGTTAATATATCACCATCATTAACTTGAATAAATCCTGTCTGAAGTTGAGTGGAACTGTTTCCGTAATATAAATTGTTAATATAGATATCGTAAGACGCAACATTTTCACTACCAATAACTTGTATATTTGCGGTATAATTAAATGTGTGAGTATATGCAGTTGTTGATGAATTAAAGTTAGCGTCAAATGAATACTGGTCAGGGTTTGAAGGGTTTACTTTTTTCTTAACCTTTTTCTTTCGATTATCTAATTCAACCAAAACTAAACTTCTACTAATACCTGGTTTAACCTGATATTCTTCTTCATCACTTAAAAACCCCTGTAAAGTAAATCCATATGATTGAATATAATATCTTCGTTTTTCAACATCCATTACAGATTCATCAGAAATATCATCTAAAATAATTGGAATATAATGTCCTTTAATTTTAGTATAAGCTTGTCTTGATGCAAATTTTTCAATTACAGTTTGATTAAATTTATTTATTTCCCTCATTCTGTTACAAATTATTTTAACAGAATATTTTATATCAACAGGAACAGGTTGTGGAATTGTATAAATGTCAACACCTTTTCTTTGTCCGTCCCAAGTAGGTACCGCGGCATAATAAAACTGTTTTCTATTCGGTATATTATACTTTAATGAAGGTAACGTTCCATATTTAACTTCAGGAGTTCTAACGGTTGTAATAATCGGAGGTTGGACATTTTTATCAATATTATTAAAATCCCACGTTTGAGTGAATTGAGCCCAATTTTGAGTTGTCATCAAAATATCAACAACTTTTACCACTTTACCCGAAACAACAGTTTTTAATTCATTCTTAACAAAATCCAAAAATCCTCTATCTAAATCCTCATGTAATATAGATTTAGGTAAATAGGTCCCATCCTTATTGATATCTTCAAGAAGTTCTAATCTTCTTTCATAACCAATAGGTGGGTATGTTAATGGTAATGTTTTTTTTATCTTTGGTATCATTATAATCCTCTAAATTCGTTTTCCATTACAGGTGATGCATTAATCGTTCTGTAAAATGGTTTATAACCTGCGTAGGTGTGTTTGTTATCTGAAACCACACGACCGTCATTATTAACCACATAATATCTAACTCGACTTTCAGTTTCGTAATATGCAATATAATCACCATACTCAATGTCAATATCAAGTTCATCCAAATGTGATTGATAAACAGAAATCCTTGCGTTACCTGGTTCTAATTGATTAATTTTACTTGTTCCAAGAAACTTGTTTTCAGGAGCAACAATTTGTAAGTACGCTTTAAATTCAACAGGAGGTAAAAATTTAATTCCATCTTCTTGAGCTTCACCATAAACATCATCAACATTAGTTTTCTTTTTATCAACTTTGTAAAGAATAAGTGTAAAGTTCATATCACCCTCTAACCACTCTCTACCCATACCAACGTCTAAATTAAAATCTTCACCTCCGAAAAATTTACCTAATCTTGTTATTGGAACTACTCTGTTTGTCATATTGATAAATATTCTTTTTTTTATTATTATTAATATTGTATATCAATTATACTATTTTGACGACACAATCAGGCCATTTAAGTATTGAGCAACAAGCTATATCTATTCTTGAAAATTACCAAGGGTCAAATAACTATATCCTAAAATTAAAAAAACAGATTGAGTCAAATAAAAAGTATGTCCCAACGAGAGCTCAGTGTGATTATATTGTTGACTATAATTCAGTAGTTCCAAAAGTTGCTAAGAAATGGGTTGATATTGATTCTTATTTTTCACAAAAACTTGTTGAGGACAACCCATTCATTAAAGAACCTGATAAAATCTATGTTGAAAAGATTTTAGTCGAGAAAGATAAGTCGTATCATATTTGGGGTAAAATTTTTAGTGCAGAAACTATTCACGATTTTTGGATACCAAAAGCTGCCGTTATTAAACAACACACTGAAAACTTGGTTGATGTTGATTACACAAAGTATGATAAAAGACCTCCACTCGCTCACCAAAAAGAAGCCATTGAAAAGTTATTGAAGAACGATAAATTCATTTTAGCTGATGATATGGGA